GACTTTTACAAATGATTTTTTTAAAGTCTCAATAATAGATTGTTTTAAAAGATTGATATCTAAGAAAACATAATTCGTATCTAATCCTTCAAAATTAAATTCGGTTCTTTCACGTAGTAAATAAACATGATGTTTCCTTATCATTGATAACATCATTAAATCAGCATCCAAACCGTATACAATGTTATTATCATTTATATTACAATTCAAATCCATATATTTCATAATTTTATGTTCACCTTCACCAGGTTCATCTGAATCCGATAAAACTATTTTTAAATTATTTCCTTTAAAATTCTTTTTTAATAAATTATTTTTTAAAAAAACATTAAGATCGTTCATAAACCTTGTTCCGGGGGTAATTTGATTTGTATCCCAAATCTTATTCTCATGAAAAGATCTTAGACGTCTTTGTCGTTGTTGTTCCATTTTTGTTCTTGGTGCAGGACCATCAATCGCGATGTATAATAGGTTATTTACACCAGTAATTTCAACACATTCTTGAATTTTTTCTAAGATAGATTGTTTCATTTCATTTTCATCAGTTTTCCCAGCACAACACGGATGGATTGCGCAATTCAAGTCTAAAAAAAGATTATTATTTAAATTTTTATTTTTAAATTTTTCCGAAGTGAAAATTATCTCAGGATAATTTTCAATTGTTTTTTTAAAATAAGAGGGAATTCCCATTATCAATATTATTTATTATTATAGAATTATTGTTAAGTATTTAATTATTTTTTTGAATATCTTTATTAAAATTTTTAATTTTATCAAAGACTATGATAATTCCCCAAAAATAATATAAAACTGCTTCAGGGAACGTTGGTGCTGGACCACTCCCTTTATCCATGTTTGCCCAGGATATTAAGAAAGTAATTACGATTGTTAATCCTAAATATTTTAAGACATCAATAAACTTCATTATTGTTAATATATTATTAATATATTATAAAAAAAATATAGTTTATAATTATAAAATATGGACAATCTTTCAAATCCTTTAGACCTTCTTTCAACTAAAATGTGTTCACCATTAGTTGTTTTCGTTGTTTTCTCAGTTGTATCGGGAATTTCCTTATTCATGTCAAGAAATATCTTAAAAAGATTCCAATCGCAGAGAATGGAAAATTTATTACAAGTTCATATGTGGTTCGAAGTTAAATTCCTTATTGTGATGGGCGTTGTCTTATATGGTTTATGCCAATACAATCAAGTGAATTTAGCATGGATATTCCTATTATTACCAGTTATTTATGTAATGATAAAGAATATATTTATCTTCTTCTTTGTTTCATTGGCCCATCAAAATGCTCCTAAAGAAGTTGAACCTGTTCAACAACAGAACTATGGTATTGCCCCCCAAGTCCAGCAAGCAATGATGCAAGCCGTTCAACAACCCCAACAATTACCAGGGATGGGACCTCAAGTTAATAAAGATATCGGTGGATTAGGTGGCGCAGGTTTAGGTGGCGGTATGAATGCTCCTCTTTCATCAAGTATTTCATCATTAAATGGTGGTGGATTAAATAGTGGAATGGCCGCTTTCTAAGAATATTGAACGACAAAGAATATAATAATACCAATCGCGAAAAGACTTAATGATATTCCAATCATTAAATCAGTATTGTCGTCTCCAGACCCAATACCACTTGATGATGATGTAATACCACCGGTCACTCCTGACTGAACCGTTGTATTATCAGAGGAATTATTTGATCCAGAAGAATGTGAAGTTGCTCCTCCGGTTGAATGGGATGATCTGTCTATCCAATGACATTCGGAATCAATGACACAACTTTCTTGATCTGTTAAACGGGAACATGATTCTCTAATCGAACTTACAGCTGTACTAGATTTGGGAAGACACGCTCTTATATGGTTATCGGGATTATCCCCGTCTGTTATTTCATCATAATTTTCTATGATTTTAGTATTAAGAAGATAAAGTATTATGATTAAGGAAACCAATGAATACTTAATTAAATTTTTCATATAGTATAATATTATAATATTATAATATAAAAATAATTGGATGGGAATAGTAATCACATACTTGTATCTTTTAATAGGAATAATAAGTATATTATTAAAGAAACCATTACATAGAACCTATATAGTTATTCTGGTGTTTATGCTTTTTAAGTTCATTACTAATTACAGGTTATGTACTGTAAGTTACATTGAATGTAAAGTAAGGGATGTAAAACAACGGGATGGTTATTTAAATCAAGTTTTGGATCCTATTATTGATTTAAGAGAAACCAAACATTTATTCCCGATACTAATAATATCTTTAATAATTTTATACTATGATTTAATTGTCCTCAATAATATCAAGTTTGTGAAAGGTTTTCTAAAGAATCTCGAGAAAAAAATTATTTAAGAAAAAAAATCTCTTTTTTTAAAAAAAAGGAATATAAATGGAATACTTATCTTTTGATGTCGGTATTAAGAATTTAGCATATTGTTGTATTGATGGGGAAGATAAATCAATCAAACAATGGGGAATCATAAATTTAAATGAAAATCCTATTTGTGATATGACATTAAAGAAGAAATGTGAAAAACAGGCTTCATATAGTTTTAAGAATGGTAATGAAATATGTTATTATTGTTCATCACACATCAATCATAAAAGTATAGTAGGTATGAAGGGGAAAAAAAAGAAGTTAAATGCGAATTATGATATATGCCAACTTTCACAAACATGTATTGCGAAGTTAAGGAAATTAGATTTATCAAATGTAAAGTATGTTTTAATTGAGAATCAACCTGCGTTAAAGAATCCAACAATGAAAAGCATTCAGATGATTGTCTATACTTTCTTTATTATTGAAGGATTAATGAACGAAAATTCAAGTATTGAGGGTGTGCATATGGTAAATGCTCGTAATAAGTTAAAAGTATACAAAGGAGAACCTATTGAATGTGATAAAAAGAATAAGTATGCGAAAAATAAATATTTATCCATTGAATACACAAAATTAATGATTTTAAAGGAGGATGAACAATTTCAAGAATTATTTAAAGAATCTAAAAAAAAAGATGATTTAGCTGACGCTTATTTACAGGGGATTTATTGGATTGAGAAATAAATACCACGTTTAAAATTTTAAATATTTAAAGATACTTTTTAAAAGTATAAAAATGGATGTATTATTAACTTCATTAAAAGAGTATTATAAATGTCAAGAAAATGTAAATAAATTAGTAGAAATTCAAGCATATAATAAAGTTTCTTTAAGAATTATTGATTGGTTCGTTACAAACTATTCAAAAAAGAATAATATTTGTTATACCCTATATAAAGACGATTACGGAAATACCACATTTAATCAACAGGGAAATGAAGTATATAAGCATTTTAATATCTTTCAATCATATAAATCCCAATTAAAGTCATATCATAAATCAAAATTTGACCCATTCTGTCGTAATAAAAGGATTAATTTTGAATATGGGGATGGGTCTATTGAAACGACTGTAGGTCAATTAAATTTTTTTAAATGGGCAATTGATAATTTAGTAGTCTCATATATCCAAGAACATTATAAGACAATTGAATATGATATGAATCATAATTCATCAAACTTCCATAAACAATCTAAAAAAAACAATTCAAAAGAAAGGAAAAAACGTCAAGAATTATCGAAATCTGCTTCACGCGGATTAAATGTTCAAAAGAATAAAATTGTTTTAGAGTTCAATTAAATTATTTCTCATAAAAAAAAAATATATTATAGAATATAAAAATGAACTCTAAAGTTAATAAAGTTTTAGCACCGGTTACCAGAAACCTTAAATCCAACAATCAAATTATTAACATGGTCCTTTTAGGTCTTGTTATCTTCATGGCCCTACCGTTTGACCAAGTCCTTGGGACTACTTGGCAGTCCAAACTGGAAGGTATGCTTTCCACTTTGGTTAAGAACCCGATTGTTATGGCTGTCATGGCTGTTCTCGTCTACGCTACGTTTGTTGCCGGTGATGTCTACATGTTCGTCTTACTTCTGTTCCTCTTACACAGATTATCTAAACATTAAATAATTTCTTTTATTAAAAGAAAAAAAAATTATTATTATCTTTTTTTAAAGAATTATTATTTTTAAAGAATTATTATTTTTAAAGAATTATTATTTTTAAAGAATTATTATTTTTAAAGAATTATTAATTATTATTAATTAATCGCTGGACTTCTTCACAACTTTCTTCCTTACAACTTTCTTCTTAGGGGGGGTTTGAACCTCTTCTTCAACCTTCTCTTCTTTATCATCATCGTCCGAATCGTCAATTAGGTTCGTTGGCTTTTCATCAACATTACCGCTGCTATCATCCTCATCATCTGAATCAGATTCAATTGCGAATTCATTAAGTCCACCCTCTGGGACCTTCACCAGCATCTGTTCCGCTCGCCACGTACACCCGAACTTACCATTCGCAACCCAAACACCATTACACTTAAGAACAACCTTGATCTTAGCCCCCTTAACAAGGACTCGTTCAACTGTAGTTGGAGTTTCTGTTTCTCCATTGACATCATAATATACCTTTTCACTATTATACATAGGGCACGAAATTTTGTTGTCCCTCTTTACAATCTTAAAGGCGAATGAAGGGGGATACTTCCCAGTCGGTTCACCTGTTTCTGGATCAATATGAACCTTGACCATTGGAGTATAAAGAGAATCAATCGTCTCCCCCGACATCTTGGCCTTCTTGAACCAAGAAACACTGTTCGCGAGTGCCTGATCCTTTAGGTAAGTGTCCATCTCAAGCATCTTTGAATGGAAATCATTGATACCTTTGTTATTTTCCATATCCTTCATAGAAAACCTAACCGAAAACTTTCCATTTGTTTCGCTGTCTGCGTAGTATGAAGCATCGAAGGGAAGGTCAACTTCTGGGGTTTGAATGTATAGTGGAGAAATACCACCATTGTAATTTAGATAACACATCTTAGCACCGTTGTCTAGTGTCTTTAGAGCACTGATAGTCATCTTAGAAACGTCAACCTTTGAGGCTTTCATCGCAGACATTTTTTAACTTTTTACTTTTCTTTATTTTTTTTAACTTTTTTATTT